AAAGATGGTACGTATATCTACCTAGCTGACACAGGTACTATGCAACGCATGGGTACTGAGTTCCGTGAAGAGGCAGTAAGACAAGGTTATATATTCTACGAGGCTGCTGAGCCAGTGTTGATTGATGGTAAATATCGCAAGACATTTGCTTTTAAAGACGGTGCTTTTGCTAGCCAGAAGATTGATACTGTGATCCCCTATCGTGCAGGTGAATATCGTCGTATTTACAGTGACGAATATTTTGTAAAGATTAAGTCAACATATGAAGTGGATGGAGTACTTGAAGAAGTTACTAGCACTCATCGTACTGCTACTAATATTGCTGATGCAAATGCCTATGTAAAAGCTTTGTCAGACGCACAAGCATTGCACAAAGCTGGTAAACTTACAATTCAAGAAGCTAGTAGATTGATGCAACCTTATGGCTGGAGACCAGAGGAAATTATTGACGCACTAGATAGTGGTAGATTTGGTACTGATTTTAAAGTAGAAGTTAAATACAATCGTACTGATGATGACTATGTAACAGAAGCAATTGGTTTATCTAGCAACTTCTCTAGTAAGAGGGGTGATAAAGTGTTATCTGTATTTGGTAAAGATACAGTTAACACCGTTAGCCCATTAGACAGTGTTGCGGCTGAGATTGGTAATACAGCATACGTAGCATCCACAACTGAGTGGAGGGAAAGCCATATTCAACGTTGGTTCAATACCTTTGCTGATGACTTGCCAGCTAATGTACGCGATATGACACCAGACAATGCATTCCGTTACATGCTTAATAACAAGGGTATGTACGTAGGTCAGAGCAAGCGTCTAACAGTGGCTGAAAAGGTACAAGATTACATTATTGCACAGATGAATATTCCTACTAAAGAAGAGAAGGAATATCTAGGCTTCATGCGTATGATAAGTGAGTCTATTGAGGGTAAGGTAGGTGGTAAGCCTGTTATGAAACTAGGTGCGGCCTTACGTGCTACTAAAGACTACCCTACATGGGCACGTACTGTTGCTTTCCATAGCTTCTTTGCATTCAATCCTGTGCAGTTCTTTATGCAGGGTATGAATGCCTTTAATGCCGTAGCTATCTCTCCTGTACATGGTTTAGCCAGTGCTAAGAGTAGTGCACTGTATGCAATGGCTTTGTTTAGCGATCAAGAGAGTATCTGGCAAACTGTTGCTAAAACTAACAAGATGACTAACCTTGGTCTAGGTATGTCTGAAGAAGAGTTTGTTGAAGTAGTTAGAGCTATCCGTCGCACTGGTTTGATGGATGGTATCAATACTAGTAGCTTGTATGGTGCTGAAGTAGGTAAGTACGGCATTATGAATAAGCTCACTCGTCGTGTTGGTGATGTAGCTGCTACACCATTTAACTCTGGTGAAGGATATAGCCGACTAGTTAGTTTTGACATTGCTCGTCGTGAATATATAGCCAACAACCCCGGCAGTGCTTGGTGGACAGATGATGCACTAGGTACAATCTTGAAGCGTCAAGATGACTTGACACAGAACATGACTAGGGCTAACACAGCGTCTTGGCAACAAGGTTGGAAGTCTATCCCTGCTCAGTTCATTCAGTATCAAGTTAAATTGATGATGAATGTAGTACAGAGTTTGATGGGTAATCCTCGTGCATTTACACAAAAAGAAGCACTACAGTTATTAGTAACACACGCTGTAGTTATGGGTACTGCAGGTAACTTCTTATGGCCTTTCCGTGATCTCATCACAGAGGTAATGCCAGAAGACATGACTGAGGAAGCTAGACTGTACGTACAACAAGGTGTGGTTGCAGGTATGATTGCTTCTGTCACAGATGGTGAAGCTAAGCTTGCCATTGGTAGTCGTTTCAATACCTTCAAATACTATGAAGACATTGTTAAGGGATTGCTAGACCCAGAGAAGACCTTTATGGAAATAGCTAGTGGCCCATCAGGTTTTGCGGCCTTACGTATCCTAGGTGGATTTGGTGAAGCATTCTCTATTGTTGCTAAAGCACCTATGACAATGAGTACCTTACAAATTGCATTAACTGAGATTGGTAAGGGTAGTTTTTCATTCTTCAATAACATTGAAAAAGCTCGTATTGCTATGAACAACTACAATCAAGTTCAAAGTGGTGCAGGTGGTGCTATGTATCGTGTTACAGATACAGAAGCATGGATGATTGGTATGGGTATCCCTCCTGCCGCACAAGAAGACTTGTCTGTAATGTACTCTAGCAGTAAGAAGCACACCGATGAGATTAAAGAGGCTTCTAAGGCTGTAGGTAAACATGCTATGTTAGCTTTGACAGCATTACGTAACAACGATAGTGAAGGTCATAGAACACATGCCGCAGTTGTACAAGCTATTTTAAATAACTACACAGGTAGTGATTTACAACTATTGTATAGAGAGGCCTATAAAGTGGAAGCATTTACTCAGTATGAGAAGATGTTAACAGATCAGGCAGTTAAGGATTGGGCAGTAAAAGACCTAGTGGTCAATACAGGAGTGAATAAATAATGGCAACGTATCAAGCAAACATTACTAAGAACATTGAGCCAGCAATGGCTAATCCAGCAACATTGCAACAAGCTGGAGCATCTACTCGTGCCGCTATTAGTACTTTAGCAGAAGGTGCTAGCACCTTGTACAAAGGATATGTAGAGAATGAACTTGCTAACTTTGAAGAACAAGCTTCTGGTGTAGCTCAAGAATTCTTTATTAGTAATCAAGCCGCCTCAGTTGCAGGTAGACAAGCTTCTCAATTAGAAGCACGTAAACCTGCCGCAGGTGGAATGTTTGCTGAAGCAGTGCTAGGTGCACAAGGTGAAGCACCACAACAACAAGCATTAGATACTCTTAAGACATACGATGCAGAATTAGCTCGTTTGAAAGCCGCTTCTGAAGGTGGTATGACTAATGAGCAATATGTATCTCGTATTGATACAGTTACTAAGAAAGCCATTGCACAATATCCGGGTCTTGCTAATCAAATTAGAGAGCGTGTAGGCACTGTTACAGGCCTTCCTTACGCTGATAGATGGGCACAGATGAACTATGTTCGTGAACGATTCTCTAAGCAAGAAGCATCTAAGCAAGCATCTCCTGAAGACATGGCAATGAGGGATATTGATGATGCCGCTAAGACAGGTATGTTTGGTACTCGTGAAGAGTTGTTGAATGACTATCGTACTAACAGAGGTCTATACGACACTAAGATGACTGGCTTTAAGCAAGTACTAACAGTAAAAAGCCAAACAGAAGTTATTAAGAACAATGTTAGTGGGTTGCAAGGACAAAGTGACTTGCAAGCTGATGGGCAACAAGCATCTTTTGCCGCCATCTTTGCAGGTGGATTAGGTGCTACTGTGTTAAGTCAATCTGTTAATGATAAAGAGAATGTACTAGGTACAACTTTAAAACTAATGGGTGAAGGTAAGAATTTAGCTGTAGACATTGTGCCATTCCAGACACAAATTGCTGTACATAATGCCCAGATGAAAACTAACATCGAAGGTTCACGTACACAAGCCTATCGTACAATTGATACCTACCTAGCTAACAACCCTAACGTATCTTCTGAGAAACGTAAAGAGTTGTATGCCAACATTGATAGGCAAGCAGACCAAGCATTCCGTATGTATGCTGATGATAAGGGTATTGGATTGTTAGCCATTGCTAACGTCTATAAAACCTATCGTGATAAGAGTGTTTTAGAAAAGAGTCAACTGGTTGACCTAGCTATTAAGCAACAATCTGCTATGCAGAATAACCCTATGGTTATGGCTTATTGGGCAGGTGGTGAAGCTCGTGAGAACTTGAAGCGTACTAATAACAGTTTCTATGAGTTTATGGTAGGTCAAGAGAGAGAGTTAACAGGTTCTATTGGTGGTTTACGTAACGACATTAAAGCTGCCACTGATTTAGCTAACGTACAACGTGTCATCGTACAAGCTCAACAAGCTCCTACTGCAGTGGCTACTGACCCTGTAGCTAGCCCTGCTACAACTAAAGCCGCACACCAAGCGTTGAATGCTAGTGCTACAGAAGTGTTGAAGAAGACCTCTCTCCTCCCTGCTGAGATTAATATTATTAGTGCCGCTTTCTCTACCAATGTAGCTACAGGTGCTAACAGTTTAACACTTGCTAATGGTTATAAAAAGTATGGTGAGCAAATTGCTAAGTTAGCAGAGCCTGACCAAGCAATCATCAAGAGTAACGTAAGCAATAGTGTTACTGGTGCTGTTATTAGTATCAATAGCTTAAAGCAAGGTATCGAAGCTAAATACAATACTAAGCTTACACTAGGTGTAAATGATGCTGGTGAGATTAGTGTGTTAATGCCTAACCAACCTACTACTCTTACAAATAGACCTCTAGTAACTGGTGGTGGATTTAATGCTCCTGCTGCTCAAGAATTTATGCGTACAGCTAAACCAATACTGAACAACATGGTGTTTGGTACAGCAATGCTTACACAGAAGGATGCTAAAGTATTAGGTGGTGAGTTTGCAACCATTATTAATAACAACGAGCGTTATGATGGTTTCTATAAGATGGATGCACAACCAGTTGCGGTTACAACTACACAAGCACCTACTGCCCCTGTTACTAGTACTACTGTTGAGCCAAAGCAGTCTAAGAACTGGTGGGAGCAATAATATGTCAGAATGGAAAGAACTTGCTAAAAACAAGAAAGAATGGTCGTCATTAAAATATAACGATACTCGTTTAGATGCGTTTGCTATGGAAGTAGAAAAGCGTTATGAGTTGCCTAAAGGCATAGTGCTGGCTGTTAAGAATGCTGGTGAGAGAACTGACCCCGGTAAGGTGAGTCCTAAAGGTGCTAAGGGCATCATGCAGTTTATGGATAATACACAAAAACTACAAGGGGGTATGTTTAAACATGATGTAAATAATCCTTTTGCATCTATTGACGCTGCAGGTAAATATTTACAATTTACTTTAAACAACCAGTATAAAGGAAATGCTCTGGCTGCGGTGGCAGATTATAATGGTGGCCCTCCCGCAGGTAAAGCTGTTCTAAAGGGTGAAGCCCCACCTGCTGAAGAAACACAACAATATGTTGAGAGAGTTAAAACATACTTAACTGAAAAGTATAAGAAATGAAAAAAGGGGCATTGCGCCCCTTCTTCATTTTGCAAGTTGTGCTACCATGTTATTAATAACGACATTGATTGATTGCTTAGTATCTTCCGCCATCAACCTACGTTCCTCTTTAGCAATTAGATATTGAATGTTGTGCATACACTTGTACAAGTCTTCTAGTGGTTTACCCTTATCCTTGTAGCGTAGCAAGTATTTAAGGGCACTAGATTCCCAACCATTCATATCATACGCCTCCCACACTTCCCAAGGCTGTACAGCACGTTCTTTGTAATGGTTGCCACCATACTGTGTATCCATTACTTTATCATAGTTCATCAGTTTTTTCCTTAAACAATGCTGGAATCTTATTATCTTTTTCCAAGCGTTCAAGTTCTTTTCTCATAAGAGAGATCAAGCCCTCTTGTAGCAAGAGTTGCATCATGCGTGGCTCGATGTTCTCCAATATCACTGTTGCACTGCCATCCTCATGTTCTTCAATTACTTTAACTTCCATTTGATTTCTCCATAAAACTATTACAAAGTTGATGTATTCTACCGTCTTCAGTCTTAAACTGCAAGACAATTTCAACTGTCTTATCTGTCTCATACACTTTAATACGCATGTAGCGTCTAAGTGCCTCCATCATCTTATAACTATCATCATTGGTCATGTTCACTCCTTAATGTCTTTTTAGCCTTGTACACTAAATTCTTAGCGTGTTTAGAACTACAGTTTAATGCTACACCAATGTCATTGTAGCACATCCCTTGGACATGTTTCATGTACAACGCTTTACGTTGTTTCTCTGGTAACTTATCAATACTATCTAACACTTGAGCAAACTCTTGTTTGGTGTTTAACAAGGTTTCTGGTGTAACACTAGTCACACTATCAACTTCAGATTTAAAGCTGTCAAACGGCCTTCTAGAGGCCTTGTTGACTGCGATAGTGCATAGCCAAGTGTAGAACTGACTGTCTCCCCTGAACGTATGCAAATATCTAAAGGCTGATGCAAACGTATCTTGAGTTAATTCTTCTGCAATTGCATTGTCATTAACTCGTCTACGTAAGAAGCTAAATATACGTTTCCAATATTTAGTTGTTAGAGAGGAGTAAGCTTTCTCACTCCCCCCTAACGCATCAGTTATTAGTAATTCATCCTCAGATTTCACAGACACCAGCTACACAAGCTAGCTGTTGAGCACCCTCAACATTGTCTGTGTACTCTAAGAATGTTTCCCAATCAACTTCTTTTGGCATAGCAAGCTTTAGCTTATCATACTCTTCTTTATCAATCTCCTCGTATGGTGCTTGTTTATAACTACCACCATCCCAAGGCAAGAAGCTAATGCCACTAATCTCATCAAAGTGTTCCCATACCCATGCACCAACTGAAGGCCAATCTTTCTCTTTAACGTATACCGTTACTGAGGGCTTATGCTCACACCAGTGACGTTGATATAGCAACCACAACTCTAGATGAGTAAAACTATCCAACTCATCTCGTGTAATACAACCATCCGGTGCTTTCATAGGAAAGCTAAAGATAGTGGTATCATGTGGCTTCATCACATCCGCTTCACTAGGTACGCCTTGAGACTGAAGAAAAGCAGTAATAGGGTCTTTATTATCATTTCGCACACGACGAATATAATGAA